CTGCTACTCCAAGTGTTTCAATTACTCCAAGCATTTCTATATCGGCTACTCCAAGTGTTTCAATTACTCCAAGCATTTCTATTACGAGAACACCGAGTGCTTCTGTTACTCCAAGCGTTTCTATTAGTTCAACTCCTAGTGCTTCTGTTACTCCAAGCGTTTCTATTAGTTCAACTCCTAGTGCTTCTGTTACTCCAAGCACGACCGTATCAACCACACCAAGCGTATCTGTAACACCGCCGGTTACTCCAAGTACAACACCTCCAGTTACGCCAACCAGAACTCCAAGCGTTTCAGTAACTCCTGCTCCAAGTAATACACCGGCTCCAAGTAATACACCGGCTCCTAGTAATACGCCTAGCCCTAGTCAAACTCCTCCAGCTGTACCGACCCATTCATTTCCAATAGCTAAAGGAACTACAGGAGGCACGGGTACCGCTTGTAACAATGCATTAGCTAGTACATGGTTTGCTACAGTGTATTCATTTACAAATGACGTATTAGTTAATGGAGATACTTTATACTATGCTCAAGGTGGTGGAGGTTATTCTCCGTTTACAAATACAGGTACATTTTCAGATGGTATAGTTTATGGTACATTTAATGCTACTTTTGGTACATTTAGTAAAGGTGGAAATTGTGCTTTGTAAAATATTTAATATAAATTCAAGTAATACCCAAAAGATTTTTTCGTAAATTCTTATATATTTATATACAACAACCTAAAATTAAAAAAATATGTTATTCGGAATTGCAATCGTAGTAATAGCAGTAGTTATAGCTGTTATACTAAACAAATCAAAGATCTCTAAAGTGGCTCAAGAATTAGAATCTAAAGTACAAGACACCATCGAATCAGTTGAAGCAGCAGTTGCTCCAGCAGTAGAAGAGATTCAAGAAATTACTGCCAAGGCCTCAAAAGTATTACCAGCAAACGACTTAATCAAAAAAGTTGAAGAGGTAGAAAAGAAAGTGGCTGTAAAAACAAAAGCTGCGGCTAACAAAAAAGTGGCCAAGAAATCAGCAACAAAAAAATCTAAATAGTATATGGCAAAGACTGCTTTAAAGCTTTACGAGTTTTATAACCTTGAAGCTGAATTAAACGGAGTTACGAATCAACAGACCGGAGAGAAGACTTCCAAAGGCCTGTTGGCAGAAAAGTTAAAGTTGACCACAAAATACTGGTTAACCGAATTGGCAAAAAAAGCGCTAGCAGAGAAAGAGTCTTGCGAGGCCATCAAACAAGACCTAATCAAGAAGCACGGCGAAGGCGACGAACAAGGAAACATTTCGATTCCTATGTACATCAATATCGTTAAAGACGATAGTGGCAACATTACTTCAGGAGAAAACAATCCTAAGTTCATAGAATTTCAAAACGAATTCAATGCTCTTTTAAGCGAAGAGAAAGAAATAGAGCACAAAGAATTCAAATTGGAAGACTTCGAAGACGTTGAATCTGAAGGCAAGTACGATACTTTCTTCAAATTAATCAAAATAGCGGAATAATCGCAAAAAGATAAACGACAATCGGCTCACCCAAAAAGTGGGCCGTTTTTCTTACATATTTATAGCAAATCTAGTTATGGAAAAGCAATTAACACCAGAAGAGTTACAACAGATCGATCTCATTAGAACCGACGCTTTAGAAGTCGCTTCCTTACTTGGAGAACTAGAATACCAGAAGATGGTAATCGAATTGGACCAAGAGGAATTAAGAGCAAAGATCAAAAGAATCAAGATAAAAGAAAAGGAAATTTTCGAAGAAATCAAAGAAAAATACGGCAACGTCTCCATAAACATCGAAACTGGAGAAATCAGCTAAAGCGTTTTGAATCAAATATCGATATTTATTATTAGAAAAAAAACGACATAAATGGCCGAAACATTAATTAGCCCGGGAGTCTTCTTACAAGAGAACGACTTATCTCAGATAACCCAAGGTCCTATCACAGCTGGAGCAGCAATCGTCGGACCAACAGTAACTGGTCCGGTGAACATCCCAACCTTAGTAACTACTTACTCTCAATACAAGGCTGTATTCGGAGCTCCCTTCGTTTCTGGAGGTGCAGTTTACGAGTACTTAACTAGTATGGCAGCATTGAACTACTTCGAGCAAGGAGGAAATTCATTGTTAGTAACTAGAGTAGCTTCTGGTTCGTACACACCAGCCACTGCTTCTATTACAAATGCGGCTAGTACTACAGCATTCGTTCTAGAAACTTTATCGGTTGGATCTGTAATGAATAACAACGCAGCCTCTTTCCAAACTAGTGCATCTAACGGAGCTTTAGTTTCTGGATCTTCTGCTAACTTAAGATTTGAAATTACCTCTACCGACACTGGTTCTGGTATTTTCAACATGATCGTTAGAAGAGGTGATGACTACGAGAATAGCAAGAGCATTCTTGAAACATGGAATAATCTTTCTTTGGATCCGAATCAAAACAACTACATCTCTTATGTAATTGGTGATCAAACACAAACAGTAACAACTGACGATTTAGGTAACTACTACTTACAAATTACTGGTTCTTATCAAAACAAGAGCAAGTATATCAGAGTTAAGTCAGTAGCCACTCCAACTCCAGGCTATTTGAACACTTACGGTCAAGCACAATCTCAGTATACAGCATCTTTACCAACTGTAGGATCTGGCTCTTATAACGGTTCTTTTGGAGCTGCTACAGGCGCAATCTTCGGTTCATTCGGTAAAGAGCCTGTTAACTTCTTCGAAAATATTGCTAATGTGCCTTCTACTACTGCAACAAGCAATTCAAATATTCAAGGAGTTTTTGCTACAGATTATAACACAGCTATCAATTTATTAGGAAATAAAGACTCTTATAAATTCAACATATTATATGCACCAGGCTTAACAGCAGTAAACGCTACAAGCCAAGTAACAAGCTTAGTTAACACAGCACAAACAAGAGGTGACTCTATAGCTGTAGTTGATATGGTTGGTTACGGTCAATCTATTCCTACATTGCTTTCTCAAGCTGCTGGATTCGATAACTCATACGCCGCAGCTTATTGGCCTTGGGTTCAAGTAAGATCAAGAGAAACTGGTAAATTAGCATTTATCCCGGCTTCTACAATTGTTCCTGCTGCTTACGAATACAACGATAGAGTTGGAGCAGAATGGTTCGCACCAGCCGGTTTAAACAGAGGCGGTTTACCAACAGCTCTTCAACCTGAGCGTAAATTATCTTCTAACGATAGAGATAGAGTTTACCAAGGTTCAATCAACCCAATCGCTACTTTCCCAGGCGTTGGTACAGTTATCTACGGTCAAAAGACTTTACAACGCAGACCATCTGCATTAGATAGAGTTAACGTTAGAAGATTGTTGATCGCTCTTAAAGACTACATCGGTCAAGTTGCACAAACTATTGTATTCGAGCCTAACACACAAGTTACTCGTAACAGATTCTTAAGTCAAGTTAACCCTTATTTAGAATCAGTTCAACAAAGACAAGGTTTGTACGCATTCCAAGTAGTAATGGACGACAGCAATAATACTCCTGATGTAATCGATAGAAACCAATTAGTTGGATCTATCTACTTACAACCAACTAAAACTGCTGAGTTTATTCAATTAGACTTCAACGTTTTACCTACAGGAGCAACATTTGGCCAATAATATCAAACAAAATAGAAAATGAACGATAATACAATCATTAGAATTAAAGTACCAGCTCATTTATACGAAAGCGTAAAGGCTAAGTTGATGATCAAAGAAAATTATGAAGCTCCAGTAGAAGAAACTGAAACTTTAGACGAATCTCCAATAGTAGACGTAATAGCCGCATTATCAGGAGTATTAGGACTAGGTCTAACAGGTGTAGCGCTAACTAAAGCTCAAGATCTTTTGAAAAAGAAGAACCCTGAATTGTTCGATAAATTACAGAGTGCAGGCGCTTCTATGAAAAATCAAGGCGCAGGTTTAAACGAAGCGAAAAAAGAAGACGCTAAAAAAGCTGCTGCTGACAAAAAGAAAAAAGAAGCTGACGATAAAAAGAAAGCTGAAGACAAGAAAAAGAAAGAAGCAGAAGCTAAGAAGAAAGTTGCCGAAAAGAAAAAATAAGTTATAACGATATTTATAAAAGAATAACTAAATCAATAGACCATGCCAGTATTGGACCCAAATGAAATCATGTTTACAGCGTTTGAACCTACGGTTTCAAATCGCTTTGTAATGTACATCGATGGCATTCCTTCATATATGATCAAAAAAGCAGATGCTCCAGGTATCACTTTAAACGAGATCAAAATCGACCATATCAACGTTTACCGTAAGATCAAAGGTAAAGCTGAGTGGAAAGATATCAGTTTGTCATTGTACAACCCAATCAGTCCATCAGGCCAAGAAGCTATTATGGAATGGGTACGTTTACACCATGAGTCAGTTACCGGTAGAAACGGTTACTCTGACTTTTACAAGAAAGATATCAACTTATCAATCTTGGGTCCAGTTGGTGATATCGTATCTGAGTGGATCTGCAAGGGCGCTTTCATCAAAGAAGCAAACTTCGGAACTTACGATTGGTCTACTTCAGATCCTACCGAATTGACTTTAAGTCTTGGTATGGACTACGCTATCTTGAACTACTAGTATACTAATAACATACAATATAAGAAAGGCCGCTTCACTGCGGTCTTTTTTTGTTCCCGGAAATTTGAATGGGGTATATTTATAAATAAAATACATAGTTTATGGCAGAAAAGTTTCAGGTTCCTACCGAAATGATAGATCTTCCTTCAAAAGGCTTGATCTACCCAAAAGAAAATCCTGCATCGTCAGGTCAAATTGAGTTAAAATACATGACCGCTAGAGAGGAAGACATTCTTACCAATGCTAACCTGTTACGTCAGGGTCTAGCTATTGAGAACATGCTTAAATCTCTTATTAAAACTCCAATAAAGTATGAGGATCTGCTTCTGGGCGATCGCAATGCGCTTCTTATAGCCGCTCGTATATTGGCTTACGGTAAAGAATACTCTTTTGACTACTATAATCCTGCCACAGGAGAAGTTGAGACGGTTGTTGGTAACTTACAGTCAGTTGGATACAAAAACGTAGACGTTAGTGCATTGAACGAAAAGAACGAGTACTCTTTCGAATTGCCAAGCACCAAGAACGTTATTACATTCAAATTACTTACAATTGCAGACGACAAGAAGATCGACGAAGAGGTAAAAGGCTTGAAAAAGAATTTGGGAGACGCAGCACCAGGTTTGTTGACTACCAAATTAAAGCATCAAATTACTTCGGTTAACGGAGATTATTCAACAAAGACCATCAGAGAGTTCATCGACAGCGGTGCCCTACTTTCAATAGATTCTATGCCGTTAAGACGTTATATAGATTCTATGACTCCGGACATCGATAGTCAGATCACTTTCACTACAAAAGGTGGAGAGGAGGTCACATCTGACATGCCAATGACGGCGGAATTCTTTTTTCCCGGGAGCGGAATATAGGTCAGTATTCATGACCGAGGTTTTTGACCTCGTATATCACGGTGGTGGAGGTTTTACTTACACTGAAGTTTGGCAGATGGATGTACCTAAGCGTCGTTTCAATATTAAAAAGATCAACGAACACTTAGAAAGGCAGCGTCAAATGCAAGAAGATAACGATAAAGTCCTCACAAACAAGACAGATAATTCAAAAGTAGTCATACCAGAGTTTGCCAAGCCAAAGTCTGAAGACAAGCCCACGTTTGTATCTAAGGTAAAACCAAAGGCTTAAATATTTATTTTTAGTTAACAATCAATATGGCAGATCCTAATAACCCTTCAGGTCCCGGTATAAACGCATCGCAATCTGCTAAAGCAGCAGATTCAGCTAAAGACTTAAGGGACACGTTTAAACAGATCTTAAGAGATGGAGATGATTTCAATGATATCATTAAAGATCAGGTTAGGGAATTAGGGAAATTGCTTACTGGCTATAATAAAGTAAGATCTTCTATAGATGGATTCAGAACCTCTAGTCTGGACATCAAAAGAATTCAACAGGACATTAATAAGACAAGATCTCAAGAGTTTATTCAAATTTCTAAAATAGCAGAAACTGAATTAAAATTAAAATTAGCTGGACAGGACCAACTTAAAGACGCAAAAAAATATTTAGGCGCTTTAGAAGCAAAACAAAAAGCTGAAAAGAGATTAGCCGATGCCAAATTATCAGGAGATTTCAGAGCCAAATCTTCTGCTGAGCAAGCTTTAGTATCTATTGAAGAACAGATAAAACTAAGACAAGAAAATCTAACTCCACTTCAAGGAGAATACATAGCTAGAAGGAAAAGTCAACAAGTACTAAACGAAACTACAAAAGATTTACAAACTCAGTTAGTTAAAGAAAAAGAAATTAAGAGCGCTATAGGTTTTACTGGAATTGCTTTTGAAAACTTTTCTAAAAAATTAGGCTTAGGAGATTCTGTTTACGAAGCAATGGTTGATAAGGCTAGAGTTCTTCAAGCGCAGAACGAGGCCAATGCCAAAAGAGAAGAGATAATACAGAGAAATAAGAGAATTCAGGCAATTAACGCACAAAGAGAAGCCCAAGGTAAAACAAAATTATCGACTATAGAATTACCTGAAGCTCCTAAGGTAAAAAGCTTTTCAGATAAATTAAAAGATGGAACTAAATCTTTTATCGATGGAATAGCTAATGCCCCTAAAAATATAGTAAACGGACTTAAAAATACCCCAAAACAGCTTCTTACAAATTTCAAAGTATTCGGAGCTGGATTAAGCGCAATGTTTACGGGAGCTTTAAATTCTCTAAAAGATCCAGCAGTTTTAGGCGCTATAGCCGGAAAGATTGGAAAGTCTTTAATGAATGTATTTTCTGGCGCCACTAAGATGTTGTCTAGCGGAATGAAATCTATCGGAGGAGAATTAGCAGACGGGCCTATTCAAAATCTAGTAAAACCAATTAGCGGATTCTTAGAAAAGATTCCTTTAGTTGGCGGATTATTGGGCGGATTGGTTGATATGATGGCAACATTCTTTGATTTTGCAGTCAACGCAAATTCTCAAGTCGTTAAAATGGGTCGTGAACTCGGTTTAGGCAAAGACGAAGCTCTAGCTTTAAACAATCAATTTAGCGATTTTGCAAATAATACAAACGATGCTTTCGTAAATTCTAAAAAATTGTACGAAGCTCAAATTGGTTTAAGCAAAACTTTAGGAACTACGGCCATTTTATCTAATGAAATTCTTGCTACTAATATTAGATTAAATCAAGTTCTTGGAGTAGACGCAGAAACTCAAGCTAGAATTGCAGAAGCTTCTACAATAACGGCAAAAGACTCAAAAAATATTGTTGGAAATATTATAGCGCAAGTCGCAAATCTTAAAAAAGCAGGTTTAGCAACTCAAGATTACAAAGCTGTATTAAAAGAGGTTAGTAATTTAGGCGGTTATTTAGGTTTAAGTTTTGCCAAATATCCAGAAAAAATAACAAAGGCGTTATTGCAAACAAAAGCAATGGGTCTTGAGTTAAAACAATTGGACGGAATGGCTGATTCTTTCTTGGATTTTGAATCGAGCATTTCAAAAGAGATGGAAGCACAATTGTTGACAGGTAAAGATATTAATTTATCCAAAGCAAGAGAGGCTTTCTTAAATAACGATTTAGCCGGTGCAGCGAAAGAAATTACTGATCAAGTAGGTAGCGCAGGAGATTTCTTAAAGCTAAATAGAATTGCTGCAGAAAGTATGGCTAGTGCTTTTGGTATGACTAGAGATTCTATGGGTGAAATGTTAAAGAAGCAAGAATTCTTAGCTAAGATTGGAGCAAAAGATACCGACAACGCACAAAAACAATACGAATTAGCTAAAGCAAAATTTGGTACTTTAGAAAAAATAACGGACGAACAAGAAAAACAACAATTCCAAGCTTTAGCAAACGGAACTGCTCAAGAAAAAATAGCTGCGTTCTTGGATAAAATTAGAGCGGGATTCGTTGATATCATTGCAAATTCAGGAGTAACTCAACTTATAGATAAAGCGATTAATTTTTTATCAAAACCAGAAAGCATAACAGGTATTGTAAACGGAGTTAAAGATTTCTTTGCTCAAGTATTAGACGTTGCAGGATCTATGGTTAACGCATTTTCCAAAATAGCAAATATATTCCTATTTGGAGAAAACGAAATTAGAGAAGATTACGGAGATCAATTAAAAGATTTTGGAGCTACTATTAGAAGTAGTAATTTAGGAAAGCTATCAAAACCAAAAGCTGCAGACGGCGGAATGGTTCAAGAATCAGGAAACGCAGTGATAGACAAAGGAGAATTTTATTTCGGTAAGAATTCAGCTCAATACGTTAAGGAAATGGGAGAAAATACCAAAAGAACAAACGAATTGCTAGAGCAGATGAATAGAAAAGGCGGAACAAACGATAAGATACAAATCGCTGCGGCTCCAATTTTCTTGGGAGATACTAAAGTCGGCGCTTTAATATTGAATAGTTTCGAAAATAATCAATATTCAAAATTCGATAGAGGCAATCTATTTACATAAAAGAAACCATGCCAGTAAGAAACATAAGACAGAAAGAGCTATTTGAAATAAAAACCGACTTTAAAACCTTAAAGTACGGAATGGACAGACCGGGTGGTGGAAGTTCGAATCAACCTTATGTTAAATTTCCCATCGACGATCAAAACGTTGCGCAGTCTATTAGAGACTACTACAATACAAACAGAACCTCTTTGGATTTTCCGATAAGAGGCGGTTCTGCTGCATCAATTACAGGTCAACAATACTTGAGTCCGGCAGCACAAGTAGACGCACTAAGAATTTCTAAATTTTTAAAAGACGATCCAAGAGGTAAAGCGTTCTTAACAAAGCAGGTCTTATTACAGAAGTCTAATCCAAGAATAGAGACTCAATATACTTATCAAACAAGAGATAACCTAGCTGACCAGATTTATACTGGCACTGTCCCAAATACGTGGGTATATAATGCAACCGGCGCAAATACTTTGTATTCTGTGGCAACAGCGGGTACAGGCACTCA